GGAAATAGAAAATGGCAGCATCAACTCGCATCAAAGCGAACAACATCATTTTCAAGATTGGCGCAACCGACTACGCGTGTGACGCTACTTCGGTAGAGCTAACTCTTGGAGATGCACCCGGCGACGTACAGACCTTTTGCGAACAGCGTGTTGGCGGTCAATGGGCGCTAACCCTAGCAGGTATCACATCAGGCGACAGCACCAGCCTTTTCAGAGTTCTTTGGGAGAACTTTGGCACAGAGGTAGCTTTCACCATTGCACCTAACGGCAACGCAACCGCATCATCAAGCGAACCACACTACACAGGTGTAGCGAAGTTCAACCAGCTACCACCACTAGCTCTAAACAGCAACGAAGTAACCACTTTTGAGGTTGAGCTAGAGGTTGTAAACACTCCACACGACCCAGCAAGCGACGACTACTACGGCGTAAGCATCGTAACCGCCTAATAGTGGAAACGAACGGGATCAAGGTTCGGGGCTATAAACAAAGCATTAAAGCCCTTAGAGCTATTGGTGTACCAGATGAAACCATTAAGCAGGCTAACGCTGCTGCCGGTGACTTGGTTGCTAATGAGGCTCGGAATCTTGTTCCCGTTCGCACTGGGCGACTACGCAGCACCATTCGCGTTTCGAAAACGCTAAATCGTGTGAGCGTATCAGCCGGTAACAACGTCAAAGTTCCCTACGCTAACCCAATCCACTGGGGCTGGTTCAAACGCAACATTCGCCCAAACCCATTCTTTAGTAAAGCTTTGGGCATTACGCGTGACGAAGTATACCGAAACTATTACCGCAACTTAGATACACTTATCGCATACCATTCGACCACAGGAGAAGGCGACTAATGTCACAGAAACCAACCATTTTAGAGCTGCTAACAATGGAAGAGCTAGAAACTCTAGAAAACCTTGTCGGCAAAACTTACACCGAAATTTTTACCAAAACAGGCATGACAGCAAAGGCAGCCTATTCTTTGCACTGGATTTTACAGAAAAGAAACAACCCAGAAGCTGACATCGCTAACAGTAAAAAACTAAACGTAACCCAATTAAATCAAGCATTTGAGGATTACACCGAAGACCCAAAAGACAGTTAGCGGTAGATCAGGCGAAACGTTTAGCACAGTTCTGCATAGCGTACAGCGTTAGCCCAGAGGTTTACCGTAAACTGACACTTGCAGAGTTTGAAGCGTTTATTCAAGTAGCCGAGGAGATGAGAAGCTAATGAGTTTAGTGCTAAACGTCGAAATCCTTGGCGAGTTTAAGAAACTAACTGCGGCAACAACAGGCGCAGAAACAGCGTTGCAGAAAATGAATAAACGTGCTGACAAAATCAGTTCAGGCATCAATAAAGCTTTGGGCGCTATCGGTATTGGTTTCAGCCTTAGCCTTATCACACGCGAATTTGACGACATGGCTAAAGCGGCTACCGAAGACCGCAAAAGCCAAGTGTTATTGCGCGACGCCATTATTAAAGTCACTGACGCAACCGACGACCAAATTAGCAGTGTTGAAACCAACATTGACCGTTTGCAAACTCTCACCGGAGTAGCAGACGATAAACTACGCCCAGCGTATGCAACATTGTTACGTAGCACCGGGGACATAACTAAAGCGAATGACGATCTTGCTTTGGCTTTGGACATTTCTGCCGGTACAGGTAAAGACTTGGAAGCGGTCGCTAAAGCTATTGCTAAGGCCACTGGCCCAGACGGAACAACTGGCGCGTTGGAAAAACTTGTTCCGGCGATTAAAGGCGCAGAAGATCCTATGGGGCGTTTGCGTGACTTGTTCGGTGGTGCTGCAGAAAAAGCTGCTAACACTGACCCGTATGCACGTATTCAAGTGATTTTTGGCGAACTGCAGGAACAAATTGGTACTTACTTGTTGCCTTATTTGGAAGACTTTAGCGAATGGTTAGCCAACCCCGGAACGCAACAATACATTCGTGAACTTGTAGACATCGCTGGGGAATTGTTTAGCAAGTTCCGCGATTTAGGTAAATGGGCGATTGACAATAAAGACTGGCTGTTACCTATTGCTACAGCGGCAGCAGGTTTGGCAGCATCGTTCAAACTCATTAACGCAGGTGTTGCAACATTTAATGCTGTAGCGCCAGTTTTGGGCGCAACTGCCGGAACACTTAATTCTAAATTTTTGCCTTTGGCTGGCACGTTGGGTGCTATTACCGCAGCTTTGGCTATTATTGCCGCAGTAGATCCTTTAGCTAAAAACCTTGAAGCTGGTATTGCGAAAGCAGCACCCGGCACAATTCCTAACCTTTCAGGCCAGTCAAGTGCTGCAACACCGTCGGGCATCGTTGGCAACATGGTTTTGGGTACACCTAAAGCCACAACATCGACCACAACAACAGCGCCGAAAGCTGGAAGCACAACTGTAAACGTAAACGTCAAAAACGTTACCGATGCTAAAACAATCGTAAACACGTTAGACAGTTTCGTTAGAACATCAGGAAACAGCGACGTACTGAAACTAGTCCGATGATTAATAATTTTGACATAGCCACAGACGTACAGGTCGAACTATACATTCCACCCGAAGAAGAAAACCTTTTCATCATCGGTGTTAGCCTTATAGGTTCAGATGACAACCTTGGAACAGCTGGCGAATTCATTATTGGCGAAAGCCTTATTGGTGGCAGTGACGTACTTGCACCCGGTTTCGGTTTGGATTGGGTGCCAGTTCAAGCTGTCACAGCAACAGCTGAAATTTCTATTGGTGGCGAAGTTCAAGACAGTATTACTTTCCAACCTGAATCAGGCAGTTGCACTCTAACGATGCAATCGTACAATTTCGACCCGTCACAAAACAGTTCAATACGCCCCGGCACACCAGTTCGGGTGCGTGTAGTACGCGATCTAGTAGACGTTACTTTATTCCGCGGTTTCATCGACAGCGTGAACGTAACCTATTATGTGGACGGCCCGAACCTGATTACTATTCGCGCGTATGACGGTTGGAAACGTTTTGTAAACACACGTATTGAAGAATTAGACACTACCGCGTTTGGGGATTGGCTTACCCCGTCGGAACTTATGGAAACCGTTGCAGACTTGACCGGGTTTGGTTATTCAGCTTTGAGCGCCGAAGTAGACGGTGAAATACCAACAAGTGTTGAATCACAAGTTATTGCCCGTAACCCTATCTACGACGCTATAAATGTTGGGTTGGGTGTTTCTTGGCTTGACCCAGAAACGCAAGAAGTTGTTTTTATTCCACGCCCGATTGTAGAAACCACTGCACCAACCGGCACATACACAATCGGCAACAACCATGGCGACCCTTATCACCTTTGCATGTCTGACATTGTGGTTCAATCTAACGACACACAAGTTTGGAACAGCCTAAAAGTTTCGTTAAAGTCCGACGCTAATACTTTTGTTATTGTCAAAAACCAAGACGCTATCGACTTGTATGGTGAGTTCCCGGTCGATGCTGAAATTAACACAACAGACGTGACAGCTTTAACTGCATGGGCTAACGAAGTTAGTTCACAATCACCAACCCGTTTAGTGACTTCGGTTGAAACACCAACCATTGATCGTGCTGGTACTTTGACAGCAGCCGCAGCGTTTACCCCCGGCACACTAATAGGTGTTCAGTATGTTACTGACGAAATAAACATCAACGACTATTACACTGTGACGAAGGTAAGTCATTCGGTGAATGTAAACAACTGGTACACTACGCTAGAGCTATGGAAAGAGTTTTAAATGGCCTATAAAACATTTTTGAACGGTTACCCGTTACCAGCATCAGATTTAAACGATTACCTTATGAATCAGTCGGTTATGGTGTTTGCGTCGTCTAGCGCCCGTTCAACGGCTCTAACAGCACCAACCGAAGGCATGCTGACTTATTTGTCAGACACTAACGTTTTTCAGTATCACACCGGTTCAGTATGGTCAGATTTGCTTCCGTCAGGCACTCAAACTGTTTCAGATAAATCAGCTAATTACACCATTGTTGCTGGTGACAGTGGGGCGATGATTAGAAGCACTGGCAGTGCTATCACTATCACGATTGCGAACGTTTTGAGTGTTGGGCAGAAGATTGATTTTTTCCAAGCTGGTTCTGGTCAAATCACTTTTGCTGCTGGTGCTGGTGTTACTTTGAACAGTAAGTCGGGTAATTTGAAGACTAGCGCCCAGTATGTTGGTGCAACAGTTCAGTGCATGGCTTCTGGAGTGTATGCGCTTATTGGTGATC